ATTACATAAATTACCTAAATTATCCTTTGGTTTACAAGCAGCCTGAATCATACTAGGAGGACCATCTGCACCAAAAAAAGGTGCTGCAATTCTGAACTTATCTATTGTAGATATTATTGAACCAATAAAAACAGAAGTTGGTTCAATTTCAATATTAGCGTCTTCTCTTAAGTCAAAATCAACTCGGTTGACCGCTGCTAAACATTGATTTGGGTCACCCCAAAATGGAGAAATCTCGACTGTTTTATCTAAAACAACAATTTGAGGTAGAGTTTCAAAGTCTACTGAAGAATTAAATCTTTCTCCACCGACTTGTTCTGGTGTTGCTCTTCCGATTCTAATTAAATCTTGAGGTGTTAACGAAAATTCACCAATGTCACTTAGGTCTAAGTTCATTACAATAACTTGGTCACCCAAAGGGACACCCATAATCATATAGTCACCACTCTCGTTTGTGGTTACTGTATATTTGTAATATTTCTTATATAACTCTGAAGCTGTTGGGTCTTTTAAAACATCTCCTCTTGAAGGAAAAGTTCCTGTGGCAGCGTGATTAGGGTAAGAGGGTTCATAAGGTAAAACGTTAAACTTATAACCATCAGTATTTTCATTGTTTGGTAACGAATAATTGTAAACATCACTTATTACATCGTTTGTCGTATCTTGCTCTGTAATTGGTACAAACACTGTGATTTTTGCATTAGCAATACCCAAACCACCGTTAGCGACAACTCTACCAACTAGTAAACCATACTGTGAACAATCACGTGAATAAATTTGACTCTGCCCAATTTGAAGCGACAGGATTTCTAAGAATTCAAAATCCTGTTCTAATTGTAAATTTATTTGTTTGTTTACGCCGACTTGTGTTGGTATCCTATACGACTTTCCCATTAAGGTTTTTATGATAAATAGTTATTTTGGAATTTCTTATGAAATGCCTTGCCTATTAAAAAAATAACCTAAACGAGTTTTAAATAAAGTTGTTAAGAAAAAGAAACATTTTGGAAATTTTTAACTCTAACTTTAATATCTTTTTGAGGATACCTTATTTGGTAAACCTGAACAGGTTCGGCAAATATTGTGTCGTCAACAGGTCTTATAATCTTGAGTTCTGGGTCTGAATATTGCATCGATGTTTGAGCGGATGAATATTGTCCTCCAACTTTGTTGTCCACAACAATATCAGTCACCGTGATTACACCATTTTGGTTTTGGATAATACTTTTAAGTTCTGACAAATAAACATTTTGACCTAATTGTCTAACTTGTGGATTGAAATAATCCGAAATTCTATTTGCAATATCTGATACAATTTGACCCGAATTCTGCGTTGCATCTAACACAACTGAAATCTCGATTCCTAAATCAATAACCTCAGCAGAAATCACTGAGATGTAATCATTCATCATACGATAATTGGACAAATATGTTGCAACATTTTGTCTCAAAGTATTTGATACAATATTTGTCAATTTTCCCGATGAATCGTATGATAATAAATTGATAAGGATTTTATTATTATTTTCGGTCACAGAAACTTTTGCAGGTGCCCCAAATTGAGCTGGCATAACTCTTAATAAAGATTCATAATCATTAACAGTTACGGCTCTTTTTTGTGCTGAAAAATTGAATGAAACATAGTTTCTAATTTCTTCAACGTTAGGAACATTAGCACCCCCAATTGCTGCGATAGGATTTGTACATCTTAAAGAGTTGATTACAGATGAATTTGTTGTCTGAGATGGTCCATTCACAAAAAAAGATACTGTACCAACTTGATTGATAACATTTGTTCCTAAGTTGGTTGCTAAACCACCCCCAATTCGGTATTGAACAAAAAGGGTTGTATTTGGGGTTAGGGTAGAACCTAAAGAAAAATTATTTTGTAATGATTGTATATTAATTGGAATTCCCAAATTTGTAAAAGCATTTAGTTGGTCTTGAGCAGATGTTGAACCTCCACCAAATGTAAGTTTGGAATAACCCTCAGGTGTAAACTCAGATATGAATCTTGTGTTTGTTTGAATGTATCTACCAACTTTCACACCAGGGTCATCGGATACTTTAGTTGGGTCTTCAATAAAAATTCTATCTTCAGCTAAAGCGTCAACTTCATACCATCTATTGGCTAAACCTAAAAATTCTGCCGTGGTTGGAATGTTTGTATAGTTTGTACCGTTCTTGAGTAAAACACTTGTAATACCAAGCACATTTTTATCAGGTAAAAACAACTCAAAAAATGGAATAACTTCACCTGGCCCAATTACCCTTTTGAAAACCTTAGTAAGTCCATTTACGACGGGTTCTCTTTTGGTAATTGTGTAGTTAATTAAATTACCGTTTGCATCAAAGTTTGGAATTTTTAATCTGTTTGGAAATCCCGAACTGTTGTATGGATTTGCAAAGTCTATATCTTGAGAAGTTTCAAAAACGATACCCGCTCCAAAAACTTGTGAACCTCTTGTAAGTGTTCCCAAATATCTTTCGTCCTCTTTGTCACCAAAAGCCGGTACTGTTATTGAAAAATCTACAACAGATACTGAAGGTCTCTGACCCGGAATTTTTAGTCCGTACGTCTTGGCAATATTGTAAATTGATGAACGTTGTTGAGCGTATTGTAGTACAGTTTCTTGAATACTTCTATCAATATGATAATGAAGGTTATCAGCAACCGCAGCGTTCAAATCCAAAAACACAGAGAATACCGAAGCATCATTGAAGTCCTGAATTAACTCAGGATAATAACTTTTAACGTAATTTTGTAGTTCTATCCTGATGCTCTCATAGTCTCTCGACGTGTAGGATATTGTTCTGTTTGCCATATAATCTTAAATATTGATGATGACGAAATCGCTTTGTGCGAACGCCGAATTATCTACACTATAATCTATTATAACTTTTGCGGTATACTCAGAAGTTCCTTTACCAGGTACTCTATATACTTGGTCCTTGCCTGTGCCTACTAACTGTTTACCTTTCGCATATTCAACCTCAACACTTGGGTCGGCTGGTTCTATAGCGATTCTGTTAATCAATAAATTTGGCATAAATTTTTCAACAGAATCTCTTATGTCGGCTTCGATTGCATTTTCTGTAAGACCATCATAGGGTTCGAAAATAAATTCATACAATCTTGTTCCGAAGTCAGGTAAATAATATCTTGAGCCTCGTCTTGTAAGTATCAAATGCAATAAATCAGAACGAATTTGAGCAGCCGCAGTTTCAGTTAATAAAAGGTAGTCTCCCTTATTAGAATCCTCAAATGGAAAATTTAAACCATACGTAGTGCCGTCTGCCATACTCTATAAATATAGAAATATTATTTTTTAATTGTAGAGGACCCTTTAAGGTGTGTTGGAGTAAAAGGACAATGTTTACATCCATTACCACAACAATGACCCCTTAGTTTATGATATTCTTCAGTAAAGACTACTTTACCATTATAAAAATAAAAAAGGAGGGGTTGGACCCCTCCTTTGTTATTATTGGACTCATTCATTCTTATACTGTAGTAATTTCACAAGCTCCGCCAGCACAAGCCAACTCACCTGACAAATCAGTTTCATCTGAAACTTCTACAATTTTTGAAAGGTCAACATTTTTCAAAGTCGCCAACATTGATTCGTAGTCTTCTTTTGAACAATCTTCGAATGGTGCCTGTTTGTATGTGTGACCAGCGTAGGGTAAAACTGAAAGACCATTGTAATAATCTTTGTTTTCCCACATCCAATTACCAACAGCCGACCACTCGTGGTCTCTAACCGAAATAGTTGCAGACACGTTGTGTGTATTACTACCAGTTCTGTGTCCAAATTTAACCCACTCGTTATGAACTTTTTTAACTCTTTCAAGAAGTTGGATTGGTGACTCAGTTCTTAAGATTGAACCTTCAGGTGATTTTTGAGGAATAGAAATTACCGCGGTGTCGTGTGGACGAAAATATTCATCTTCAATCAATTCAGGATGATTCTGAACCAAATGTTTATACATTGATTCATTCTTACCAACACGAATTCTTCTGATGTAATAATCGTTGTGCCAAGCGTGGATTCCTGATGAAGTTCCCAAGGTTAAAGATGTTGTTCCTGCGGGTTTTACAGTTGTTGTTCTCGCCGCTTTGTTAATACCAATGATAGATGCAACTCTTTCATTTTCTTCTTTTACCACTTTAGCACCTGCCTTCATATTCATCCCTAATACAGCACCTGAACCAATTCCTGTCATTGAAACTCCGATAAGAGCATCTTTTTCAGTGGTTCTTTGCCAAATAGGACGTAGGTAATGAAAGTTACTATAACCAGCTTGAAGTGTACCAATAAACGAAGCTGCTTTTACACGAGACTCAAAATCTTCTTGTGACTCAAGATTTGAAACATTAACTTCTGTTAAGTTACAGAATTGAAATGGTCTCAACGCAATTTCACAACAAGGGTTTGTTCCCCAATCCTTATCATTAGACAAGTAGATACCAGGTTCACCAGCACCACTTGCTTCGATTCTTGCCCACAAATCCATAAAATATTCTTTAGTAATTTTGTGACGGAGTAAGTTTGCTGAGTTGTTAGCTCTTCCTCTTTGTGGATTTTTTTCCCACCAAGAACCACTCTTACAAGAAATCATTTCGTCATCTGATGCTGAAAATAAACAAATAAGCGCCGCTCTACGAATACCACCAGCCAATACCGCATCTGCAATATGACAAACAATATCGTGTACTTCAATTGGACGAAGTTTGTCACCATCTGTTTTACCGTCAAGAATACCTTCAACTTTAATCAAACATTCTTTCAGGGGTTGGGGACCTGGCGCCTTACCACCTGAAGTTACTAATCTTGCACCTTTTGGACGAATATCACTAAAATCAAATTCAATGTGTGAACCACCAAAGAAATATGATTTCATCAATAGTTTTACAGCATCTGCCCAACCTTCGATAGAGTCAGCGATAAGATATCTTCTTCCTCTTTCTTTATTAGGTTTATGAATTTCGGGTAAAAGTTCTGTGTGATGTTTTTGTACAGAGTACCCTACTCCTGTTCCACCTAAAAGCAGGAACATAATTTCTGAGAATACTCTCCAATCGTCCACGGGTGCGTATGCACAGTTGTAAATTCTGTTAGGAGAAATTTCAATAGGTTTACCCGCAAACTGCATACTTCTCATCGAAGGAAGAATTTGTTTTTTGTAAA